AACATTTGACTATCAAAACCATCTATTCTTTGTTCTATTTGAGCTATATACTTTTCAGCATTAATTTGCTGTTTAACCTTATAGTTATTAAATTCTTTATCAGAATCACTTTGATAAGATGCAATCTTACTTTGTAAGTTTTCTACTATTTGTGCTCTTTCTTCAATAGTTGTATCTTTTAATAAAGAAGCAAACGCTGGTATTCCTTCAAGCTTTTCTGGGTTAGCTGAATATTGAGTTAGAATAGTTTTTACATATTTAGCTGCTTGTTCAAATTGTAAATCATCTTTTTTAAATCCTAAATTGTAGGGATCATTTAAATAACTTGTTGCATCTCCAGCCATAGCATCTTTTAAGAAACTAGTAACAACAGATTCCATTCTAGCTTCTTCAATAAAGATTTGCTGATTTCTAAACCATTCTTCTGGTCTAAGCATATTTGTGTTATCATCTAAAGAATTATATAACTTAGTATAAAGTTCATAAGATTCCCCTAATTTCTGTAAAGCAATACCCCCTTTTCCTTCAGGTCCAACAATAAATTCATCTAATTGAGCAAAGTTCATATCTTGCATTTCAGTAGCAATGTCATTCATTATGACTGTATGACCATCTTGGAATATCTTTTGCTTTTCTGCTTGGTTTCTATTATTCCATTTAGTCCATAAAGCATCACCTTTAGTAGCAATCATTGGGCTAATTAATCCTTTAGTCCATGATTTATATCTACTAGGAGCTTGTTCTATAGATTTTTCCATATAGGCAGTAGCAGCCGCCATAAACTTATCAGGATCATATCTATAATTTTCATCTCTAGATAAGTTTGTTAAATAGTTAGTAGCATCTACATTAGCTTTTGTTCTATATTCTAAGTCTAATAATTCAGCCGCTCTTGCTTGAAATGTATTAACAACACTGCCAATATTCTCAGCAGCAGTAGCTAGAGCATCTCCTGTATAAGCTGGTGTTACTCCTCGTCTTTGCGATAAAGACGCAATACTTGTTCCTACTTCTTTTTCACCTACTTTTAATGCCATTAATCTACTGCCATTTCTATTGCTTTTTCTTCTAGATATCCTTTATACCCAGTTGTTAATTGACCAGCGATTGAAGTCCAACCACCAAATGTTAAATCTTGTTTCTTCATTATATTCTCATATTTAAGCTGTCCTATTTTACTTTGAACAGCAGCTCCCATTAATCGTATTTGAGCTATATCTTTCTCTGCATTCTTTCTTGTTTGATCTTGTATATTAAGAAAACTTCTAGAGTCATCATAATATCCAGCAATCGAAGCAAAGGCTAAGTTAGATGCTAGAGTTTGACTTAACTTTTCCATTCTAGCATTCTCATCTTGTAAAGCTGTTAATTCAGCCATTTTGGCTTCTGTTTCTAATCTTTGATTTTCTCTTTCTATAGCAGCTCTTTGAGCGCTCATAGAAGATAATGTACCAACTACTGATATACCAGTTCCAATAGCTGTTAGCATTGATGATGAAGCGGCTAATTGCATTAAGCGAAAGTTATCTCCATAGCTAATCCTAATATTTTAAGTGGCAGAGGATCGTTCTGCGATATATTAATTGTAGGTGATTTAGAATAACCTAAGAAATTAAACTCTTTTCTACCAGTAGTAGGTAATACATCACTATTAATTGTAAAGTTAGTTTGTTGAATAACAAGAGGGTAATAGCTATCTCCAGTAGTTTTCATTTTAACATCCAATCCATTAGACATATCTATAATTACTTTATTAATTCTCTTTGGCTGTCCTGTCAATGGTCCTGTATCAATCTCTTTATCAATAGGCATTGTTTCTACAATAGGAGTAAAGTTAAATCCTACTCTAACTCCTGTAGGAAAAGGAGCATTAGTTAGGGTAATTCTATCATTAGCATCTATAGTATATTGACCTAAAGATCCATTTCCATATACAGCATTAACTTCAGTAGTAGGCTCATAAACAGCATCTACTGTATGAATAAATCCATTAATTAGCGTAATAACAGCATTATCTGCTGGTGTAGCAGCTAAAGTTTGATCTAACGCTAAGGTATAAGAACCTGATCCTGTATCAGTTACAGCAATAATAGTATATTCTGTACTATCTCCAGCTATGGTAAATGTTTCATTGACTTGAGGATCAGAAGTCAAACCATCTACATTTAGTGTTGTTCCTGTCTGACCAGCACCATTTACTAGTGGTGTACCCTTTTGATACACAGTTGTTAGCGTAGAACAATCAAGAGTAACGCTATCTGTATCGCTAAATTTTTCGAGTAGATAAACCGTGCCAGAAGGTAATACTCTTTCTGTTACTACAAATAAATCTTCATTTAAAGCTATAACACTATAAAACTTATCATTAGTCTTAGTTTCCCACATAGTCCAACCAGCAATCTTTTCATCTCTAATACTATGGAATACAGCTAGTTTACCACCTTCTGTAGATCCGTTGTTTAAGAAAAAAGCAAACTGTTCAGGTCTTTCATTGTTGCCTGTTTGCATAGCAATTTGTTTAGGACTATCAATTAATTGAGAAGCTAAAACAGAAACCGAAGTTGATTTATACGCTTGTTCTAGATCACTAAAAATAAACTCTCTGACTGTTTTACCATTCTTTTGACTAAATAAAGTAGCTCCGTCAAATGGTGTAGGATTAGCTCTATTACATCCATAAGGTGTTTGTCTAGCAAAAGATACATTACTAGGCGTAATAGCAATAGTATCTGAAGAAGGAATATAATATTCCCCAGCATCTGTAAAGATTTGTAAATTTCTAGAAGATACTAGATGTCTTATTTCGTTTACTTTATCAGAAGTAATAGCCACATTAATAGATTCATTATCTAATCCAGTCCCTACATCAAAATTTCTATAACCCGATATTTCACTTGCTACAATAGCTGAAGGCTTAGATTTAACACCACCAAACCATAATCTATTATCATGGAATGACACAGCTTGAGGATAACCTCTTGGAGAAGATATTAATTCTTCTTCCCAATCATTATGAGGACCAGCACCAGCAGCTACAGTTTCTATAATAGTTCCAGTAACTACTGTACTAGAAGTATATCCAGTAATTTTAATTTGTGATCCGTCTACTTTAATATAATGATCTACATAATTTGTGGTCCAAACAGGAGATGATGCTGTAATTGTTCTACCAGTACCAGTTGCACCAGTAGATAAAGTAATAGTAACACTAGCATCTTCATACTTGTAAAAAGGCGTATGTCTTTTATATGCTCCTGATACAACAATATCTTCATCTATTTCAAATTGAAAAGCTGAAACTGTAAAAGAAGTAGCACTAGTTCTTTTTATTTCTAATATAGGATTATCTCTGTGTGTTAAAAATATAGTATCTCCAAACTGAGCAAAGTTTAATTCAAATAACTGAGCTTCAGTCCAGTTTACTCCTGAGGTAATATTTGATTGAATAACAGATCCATCTGATCCATAAACATCTAATCTTCCATTAGATAATGCAAAGATAGCCACTTCATCTTCAGAAAAGATAAAAGGCATTAGTCTAGTCTTTCCGACTAAGGTTGCTTGATAGCTAGTAGCTGGTCTACGCATTAGACCACCTTCATCTAAGAGAAACCAGTTACGACATTGTTTTGCTCCCTCAAAATATGATTGAGCATCTGTTCTAGAATTTAGTAGAGGATTTAATTCACCAGCTGAGAAGTTGGTATAAACTTGTCTTACTTTTCTGGGCATTACGATCCAATCTTACCACTTCGTGTACTCCAGCGATTTGTAAGGAACTTATCTGTATTAAGTCTATTACTTGTTGTTTCTTTACTCTCAGTATTTCTACCAATGAGTAAATGTCTTTCTGCTAAAGTATCAAACTGATTAACTAAAGCAGCATCTCTAGCAATAGATCCAGCAAATGCTGAAGCTAGTTTAAATACTAGAGCGTGTCTAAAATAAGGTGGAAAGGTACTTTCATCAGGTCTAAAGATATAATCCATAACTAATACGTTATTAGAGCCATATCCATTAACAAATATCTTGTTACCATACCTCTCGTAAGGAATAGGAAAATCATTAACAGTTACTGTATGAACATGAATAACAGCTGGGCTTGTAGGCATCTGATAAGCATACTCATATCTTCCTGTCGGTGCAGAAGCTAATAAAGATAATTGTTGTTGCTCAGTAGCAAAATCCCAATGAGATCTTGTTAAGATAGATTCTAGGAACTCCTCATAAATTTCATCTGCTACAGTTGCTTCTGTAGAATTATCACTAAAGGATGATATCTTATTTGCTCCTACTAATACTAATGCTCTATTAACAATATCTATTTTGGTTGTTGCCATTATTTTCTCATTTTCTTTAAGGTCTTAGCCAAAGCCACTCTTCTTTTGAGTAATGTATTATTACCTTTGACAGCCTTCTTTTTCATGGTTGATAGGTCTTTTTGTGATAGGGTTTCTCCTGATTTGAGTAAGCCCATACGTTTAGCAGTGGCTCTTAAAGCACCTTTTTTCTTAATTGCTTTTTGAATCCACTTCTCAGCCATTACCAGTTTCTAGGGTTAGCAAAGGATTGTGGCATGTTAATCATTAGATTCTTACCAACAACACTATTAACTCCATATCCAGATAATTTATCCATAGCGGCAATAAATTCTTTTTGTCTAGCTTTTGGATTGTCAGATACAATAATAGATTCCATGTAAGCAATAATAGATCTTACTTCATCTACTTGTTTCTGGCTTAATGATTTACCAGTTAAGATTTTATTCTTACCTTCATCATTAAACTTTAATTGGAAACCATCACCTGATCTTTTCATCTCATAATCAGATTTAGGATTATTGTTAGATGTCATGATAGAAGCTGTTAATGCACCAGCACCAAGTATGGCAGCACCTTGTGATATTCTTCCACCAATTTCTCCATACTTTTCTATATCTGCTACACCTCTAATAAAGTTCTGTGTTTGAGGAGCATCTGCAAATTCATCTAACATGTCAGTAACTTCTTTGCCTTCTAAATATTTCTTTCCAAATTTTTTCTTAACTGCCCTTACCCCTTTTCCAATAGTAGGTCCAGCAGCAGCTCCAATTAAATTTCCAGGCAATGCGGCTGCTCCAGCAGCAGCTTTACCTAGCGCAGTAGCTCTAGTTCTTAAATTTGGTTTTTCTCCAAATGTACCTTCTTGACTTCTAAATTGTTTTTTAACACTCTCTGGTGTCTTAGCTGCAATTTTAGCTTTTGCTTTAGCCATTCCTTCTTTTGTTTTAGCGACTGTTTTTTGGGCTGCTTTACTTTCAGATACTCTTAATGCTGCATTAGTTGCAGAAGTAGCAGCATTCTTTGCACCTAATTTAATTCTTGTACCAGCTTTAGTAGTAACATCTTTTGCTTTTGCTAATGTTGGTTTTGCTTTTGAAGCAGCTCCTCTAGAAACTTTAACAGCTTGTTTCCCTTTTTCTTTAAGAAACTTACCAGCTGTCTTTGCTGCTCTACCTAATGCTTTTGCTATTGCCATAATAAACTCCTATATAAGAAGGGGGGTATTAACCCCCCATTCCCTTATGATCCGTTAGTTACTGTAACAGTAGTTGCACCAGTTGTAGAAGTTACCACTAGGATATCTACAGTCTGAGAACCACCATTAGAACCAACACACAGAATAATATCATTCTCTCTTACTTCTTTGTAAGCAGAATTGAAATATCCTGAAGTTGCTATTGCAGTGATAGTATCATCATCAGAGTAAAACCAGATGTTATTACCAGCACCACCTTGAGCAATCTTCTTTAGGGGATTACTTGATTCATATGCCATAATTTATCTCCTTACTCTGCGCACTTCTGCACTCTAATACCATTAGTGTCAATTAGGATTGAACCCATTGATAAGTAAGAAGTCATTAAGTGAGCTACCTTCTCAGGAATGTAGTTTACTTCAGTTCTTACTTCAGATCCAACGCCTAAGCCCATTGATGATTTGTGCCATGCGATTGTATGTCTATCTGTTGAACCAGATGTGTCTAGTCCAGAATGTACGAATGTTAAGAATCCTAAGAATCTTTTTGCTGTGTAGTTCATACCAGCAAATGGTAATTCGTTAGATCCAATGTATTCCATTCTTGACCACTGATCGTCAGCTAATAAGTCAGACCATTGATTTGGACCAATAGCCCAGTAACGCTGATTATCATCTGGCACATCATTTGTACCAAATAATGCTTGCATCTCTTGGAACTTCGCAACATTCATATCTGTTGATACTGTACCACCCTGTGCACCAGCGTTGTTAGCTAGTGTAGTTGCAGATGCCATAGCGTCAGTGATAATGCTATCAGTTTTTCTACCAAGAGCGTAAGCTGCGTTATTTGCGATTACTGCTCTTTCGTCAATGTTAGTCTTTAGCTCGTCTAATTTGTCTACATAGTCAGATGCATAGAAATCTGCTAATGTTGCTGTAACATTTGTGTGAGAAATATTCATTGCTACAACCTCAGCATGTCTTGCTTTAGAAGTCGCCTCACCAGTTCCTACTTTTTGGAACTTAACAGATTCACCAGATACACCATTAACTACACGAACAAGGTTCTTGAGCTTAGAACCTTTTCTTTGGTATGCCATATGTACTTCAGCTTCAAACTGAGTAATAAAAGCATTACTTATTGCAGCACTCATTTTTTCTCCTTTGAGTTATGTTGTTATCTTAAGATTATCTCTTTGGGTGAGATATGTTATCTCTAGTAGAGGCATATCCTAAAGCCAAATGAGGTCTTTTATCTAGGACTTACATACTTTTAAGAAAAAATCAACGCACAATTTTAATGACATTCTCTTTAGGGATAACACAGATATCACCAATATCTGTGTCATTCCATGTCATAAAGCAGATAATCACATCATCATTATCTACTAATACCTTACCTTCTGTGCAGTTTACTGCTGGTTTATATTTTTTTACTTCTTCTGGATCTTGCCATGTAGCATAGCTAATAGCATCTCTCCACAGAACCTTAACTCTTGGGCAATTATTAAGTTGCGTATTTGTTAAAGAGCTGTGTAACTTTTTCAATATATGCTGGATCTTTTCTACCATCTTCATAATATCTTGGATCGTTCATCATAGATCTTATGTCTGCTAAAGAAGGTTTTACATCTATCTGTGTTTCATGTTGTGGAATAGGTGCTTCTTTTGTTAGATTCATCAATTCCTCAATAACTTTTACACCATCTGCTCTAGCAGCAAATTGAGATATGGCATCATAAGAATCAGGTGTTAGATTCTTTTTAGCCCACAAATTAGCTGATTCAATTCTTTGGTCAGCATTATCTCCTAATAGTTCTTTCTCAGCTTGAATATCTGGTAGTCCAGCAATCTCATTATTAACAAACTGTTCAATACCTTCAGCAAACTGTTCTTGAGATAATCCAGCTTTTCTTGCTGTATCAGCCCACCATTGAAGCATAGGTTCTTCAGTATTAATATCAACATTAACACCTTCTGGTAATTCCAATTCAGGAATAACATATTCTTCTGGTGCTTTTGCTGACATCCTTTTAGCATAATCTTCTTCTAATTCTTTATAGAGAACATCAGTTCTTTGTCCTAGCTTTTTTTCTAAAGCTTTATAGGACATTCCTAGTTCTTCTACATTGAGTTCATTCTTGTCTTTATCCCAAAACTTTTCAGGAACATACTCTGGTATAGAAGATTCTACTTTGTTTTCTTCCGCAACTGCAAAATCTTGTTCTTGTTGTTGCGTATCTTGTGTTTGTTCTTCACTCATTTATTAGCTTTTCCTTTTTTGATTCTAAGTTTAATTAAGTTTAATAAATATCTTTGTCCTTCCAAGTGCCATAAATTACTACTTGGTGTTTGTGGAGATACTGTAGCATTTACAGTAATACTTTCAAGATATTCTAAAACCTTTTTGCCTTGTTCACTTGCGAACACAACAGCAAAATCGTTATCTATTTGTGATTGTTTGATATCAGCCTTGTGGCTGACCAGTGTTTCCCATGACATCCGTATTTGTACCCTGTTGCATTTGAGATTGCAACTGTTGAATTACTTGGGCTTGTTCTTCTTTATTTCGGATTAATTTCTCTGGTAATCCCATTTTTTCTACTAAATATCTAGCTATTTCTTCTTGTTTAGTTACTAGATTCAATACTTGTGGTCCAAAAGTAGTACCAATAATTTCAGCAAATCTTAATACATCTGCTACATCTTGCTGGTATTGAGCTTTAGATAATGGGGAAGTAGCAACAATTTTAACTTTTCTATTGTTTACTTTAGGAATATCAATCTTTCCTTGTTTAATTAATAATCTAATTACTCTCTGTAATAGTGGTGTTACAAACTCAGCTTGTAATCTTCCAAAAGAGGAACCTATTTGTCTAGATAGATCTGCCATTCTCTCAGCTACTTCAGTGGCTGACATAGGTGTTCCTTCAGGTCTACCTAAGGTTTCCATGTAAAGAGCTTTTTTAATATTATTTCTCATGTCTTGTAAGATCAACTGAGCAACATCAAATCTACCAGCGGGTGGTAACGCCTGTAATCCTCGACTATTAGGAGCGATTGGGATTAGACTTCCCGGTACGAGATTTATATTTTCTGGGTTAATCACACCATCATCTTCATAAGTGTAGATACCAGAGATATTCATTTGAGCATTTTGTAAAATCATTTCGACAGTTAAGTTAGTAGTCTTAATAGCAGCCATAGCATTAAAGACTGGTCCACGACCATACACTTCACCTGACGCTTTGTTCCAACGGAAAACAATGTAAGGATTAGATCCTTCCCCTTTTAGTTCTTGCTCATAAATCATTTCTTTTTCTTTTAAGCAAACAACTTGGTAACGATATCTTTCTTCATTAGGTTTGTCATAAAGACGAGTAACACATTCAACAACAATACATTTCTTGTTAGGCTCATCTTCCATACACTTGTAAGTTCTTTCACCTAATTCAGCTTTAGGATAAGCTACTAGTAAATGTTTGTAAGACATTGTTCTTTTTCTAAAAATAGTATCTACTTTTTGATCTGGTCCATTGTTCAACATGACTCTTGGTAATGGGACAGCAGTAAATCTAACAGGGTTAATAGAATCTCCTTCTTCTACTTGAAGGACAGCAGTACCAATAGCAAGATCCATAAATGCTTCATGGACTTCTTGATTAAAGTTAGATCCACTTAATACTTCAAAAATGTAATTAGTAATAGCATCTAACTGTTCATTAATTTCTGGTTTAACTTCATCAGGGATTTCTACTCCCGCTTCTAGATTAGCCCAACGACCATAAGTTGGAACCATTCCTGATTGTAATCTTGATGCAAATTCTTGAATACCTACAACAGCAGTTTCATCAAAGATCTTATCAGTTCTTCTTTCACCAATCGTTTCTTCATAGAAAGATTCTCTTTGAGGCATAGTATATTCGTATGCTTCTTCATACTTATCTTTCCAATGATCGTGGATTGATTCTGCTTCTTTATATTTCTTTAAGAATAATTGGACTCTAGGATCTAGACTTCCATACTGTTCTTCTTCTACTTCAAAGACAGGAACATAAGGCATTATACAGGACTCATCTTTCCAGTAATACTTTTACCAGATATTTTATAAAATTGTCTTTTAGAAGCCGCAGCCATTTCTTTTACTCTTGCTGCTGTTAAAGATGCTTGTTTTTTAGCTGAATCTTCAATTACTGGTGTAGCTGTAGTTCCTGTAGTAGAAGTTGTTGTATTACTACCACCATCTCTACCACCACCACTTGTTGGTGTAAAGTAAGTATTGTATCTATTTAAATTAACATAAGATGAATAAGGCTTGTTATAAATGTTAGATGCTAATGTTAATCCTAATGTAGGCATTCCCATCATAGCACCCATAATTCCAAATGCTGTAGCTCCTACTCTTTTTTGAGAATCATACATCTGTCTTGATAGAGGAATAGGCTCTCTCTTAGATGCTTCATAAGCTTCTCTTGCTTGAGAAGTAAATACTAAACCTTTATCTGTTTGAACTCCTGTTGTAAAAGATCCATTCTTTTGCATAGTACCTAAACCTTGAGATGCTAAGTATTCATTTCTTGCAGCTTGGTATTCACTACCATACATTTGATCTTTACTCTTAGTAGAATAAAAACCAGTAACACTAGTTGATGCTCCTTTAACAGGACCAGCTACTGTAGTAACAATTCCTAATTTCTTTCTAGCATATTGGTCAGCTTTAATTCCTTGAACAACAGGACTTGTTGCTGCTGATTTATTTGACATCCCAGCTTTAGAGGCTGATCCACCACCACTAGCTGAACCTTTTTCTGCTCCCATTAACTTATCTCTTTTCCTTTTTCATCATAAAAACCTCTACCACCAGCTCTGGTAAACAGAGATCTTTGTCCTACTAAGCCTTTTAATCTTCTTTTCTTTTGCTTCTCTTGCTTTGCAATTAATTCTTCTTTTTCTTTTTCAGCCGCTTCTCTTTCTTCTTTCAAGCGTCTTTCTTGTTCTAGCTCAGCTTCTGATTTTTTTGGCGTTCTTGATCCGAATAAACTTCCCATTATAGTTCTATTTCACAAAAATTATGTTTTTTCAACGCACAATATAATTGATAGGGTGTAAATATCCACCATTTATTTAATCCTAGTATTCTTTGAACATAAGATACACAGCTATGTTCTTTAATCCAAGATTTCATTATAGTAGGAAACTTTGTATGATTAAACGCACAATCTCCCTTGAGAACTTTAGCTTTTTTTTGTTTAAGTAACTCAAAAAACGCATCTGTTTTCTTACTATCTAATACTTCAATAAGCATTTGACCATAGATATATTCTACAATAATCCAATGATTACAAGTAGTATCATGATATAGAACCCCACAATGTTTAAATCCTTTCTTAAAGAACTTAATTGACTTATCAAAGTCATTGTTCTGTAGGAAAAAGACTAAAACCCTTTTCTGTTTTGCCATATAGATTTCTTCCTTATTTTATTATCAAAGATATTCCAGCTTCTAGTTTTAGCTACTGTAGGTTGGGTTGATCTTCCAGCCATTAATGATCTACCTTCTCCAGCACCTAGCATTAAAT